TACAACAACTAGTAGTTCTACTTCTACATCATCATCAACATCTACTTAAGTAAATTATTAGTGCTACTCGTATGGGTAGCATTATGTTTTCATTATTATATTTACACACAGTATGTAACTGAGTTAGAAATAACAAGGAACATCGAGTTAGCAAATTGGGAAAAGTTAAACCAATTGGAGAGCAATATTGGACAAAATAAAACAATTCTTCGCCGCCATCAAAAGGTGGTGGATATGGTTAAAGAGCAAGTTTGTACCCCTTTATAAAGTAACTGTTAGTTTTAACAGTGTTTGGGGAGACTCAGATGATCAAGAGTTTCTTGTTCGAAAGATTATAATTCAAAAAGAAAAACATTTAAAGTTTAGAACAGAAAGTGGAGAAGTAATACAATTCACTGGTGCAGAAGGACTTAACTACAAAATAGAGGAAATCTAATGGATGGAGTTATAGTAGGTTTTGGTTTTATGATAATATTAGGTATAGCTGGGACTGCCCTACTAGCATTGGCAGTAGAAGGCACAAAAGGAATAGAAAGACAACCTTATTATGGTAGAAAGACAGGAATAAAGTATACTGCAAAGAAAACAAGAGAGGAACAAATAGTATGAATCAAATGTTACTAGCTTTTTGTTTGGTTCTCGGTGGGGCAAGTTATTGGCTCTACACAGAGAATGAAACACTGAAAGCAAACAATGCAAAACTAGAAGGTGCAATAGCAACTCAAGAAGAAGCTATAGCAACTATGCAGAAAGATTTTACTTTGCAAACAGAACAGTTACAAAGTATGACAGTAAAAAGTCAAGAAATCCAAAGGGAGTTAATGAGATATAGTAATTTCATTAAAGAATATAAATTAACAGCAAAAATACTGGAAGATCCAGTAGAAATGGAAAGGAAAATAAATAATGGAACAAAACACGCATTTGAAGATATTGAGAAACTCAGTGCTACCGTTGACGATCTTGATGATGGTCTCCAGTTGCAGTCTACTATCAACTAGACCGATAGAAGTTACAGCAAAACCTATGCAGAGACAGATTGTACAACCAATCATGCCTCGTGAGATCGACTTAACAACTCCACAATGGATAGTTGTTACCCCCAATAATTGGGAAGATCAACTTGCAAGAATAGAAGAACAAGAGGGTGAGTTAGTATTTTTAGCAATGACAGTTCCAGACTACGAAGTTATGTCTCTAAACATGAAAGAGTTGCAAAGATATATTACTGAACTAAAAGATGTAGTAGTGTATTATAGAAAAGTTACAACAGAGAGCTTGGATGTCGATAAGCAATAAAGTATTCAGTATAGTAAAAAATCAAATAAATCATGGTAATGTTAGTATAAGTTCGGATTTAATTGATGAACATAATGCTGATAGTCTTGACATGGTAGAAATAATAGTAGAGATTGAATACGTATTTGGAATAGAAATTCCAGATGAAAAGATTGAAACATTGAGAACAGTTGGAGATATAGTATCTTATTTAAATCATACACTATCTCCTTATCACCCCATTAGAGATGAAGTTACGATTACCGACTTTAGTTAATAAGTACTTAGCTTACAGAGACGCAACAAAAGGTGCTAGGTTCTTTGAGAAACACCCCCACTTACAAGAAAGATTAGAAATAATAGAAGATTGGTGTGAAGAACTAGAAGATAGAATAGTTGATTTAGAAGAAAATCAAAATCACTACTCGGAAAGAATTAAAAAATTAGAGGAAACCAAATAGAAAGTCAACGAACATTAAGTTCAAAAACTAGACGAGTATCTGCTTATCTCGTTACAAGTTATTTAGAAGAAGCAGAGTATAAACCAATATCAGTAGATTTGGATAAGATTAAGTGCGCTAACGGACAGAAGGATGAAGAATTTCTTGCTGATGCTGTAGCACTAGTAGGACTAAAAGATCCCCTTTTATTGCTAAATTCTAACGACAAGGATTTAGCAATGGACGGCGATCAGCCCTACATTGAAGAACCTTTCTTATGTTATAAGGGGAGTGAATTCCTTTTAGCGGCAAAAGAGTTAGGTTATAATGCTATCGACTGTATTATCGCAGATGATTTAGTATGGGCGAAAGCAATAGAATACGCCTTGAAACAAGGCTGAGCCTCGTAAGAGGATTAGGAGAGAAGAATGTTAGGATTCTTACAGTGGGTTATTGGATGGATTCAAGTTATACCATGGTTAGTCATGAGTGCTTCAATCATAGCTGCGTGTACAGATACGCCAAAAGATGATAAGTTAGTCGGGAAAATGTATAAAGTTCTTGACTGGTTTGCAATCAATGTTGGTAAAGCTAAGCAGGAAGCAAAGGATAGCTAATGGCAGACGAAAGATTCGCAGGTGATATGAGTAGAAATGAGGTCGAAATTGATCTTAATAAATTCATGGAACTTGTACAAGAAAACTCAAACCTCAAAGCAAAGATCGTAGAGATGGAAGCCAACAGAGAGCCAGATAACCCTTGGCAGCGTTGGATATTTTTATCAAACATGATTGACGCTTGGAGAATTTTCCCTCGTGCATTCCTTAGTGTTTACATTTTCTTGTTATACTACTGTACAATGTGGTTTATGGGACTAGAAGATCCTACCATGGAGCAATCTGGTCTCATTAGTATCGTTGTAGGTGCAGGTGCCGCTTGGTTTGGTTTGTATGCTGGAACAGCAAAGGACAAAATTAACGGATCTGGAAAATAGTTCTTGACTTCATCTCATAATTTTAGTATAATATAAGTTATGAAAAAGTTCAAAGACATCAAAAAAATCAAGTCCGCAAAGAAAGATAAGGTATGTCCTTATTGTAAAACTACAGAAAATGTAGATGGTCTTTGTGGCATTTACAAGTGTTGGAAGTAAGATATGAATTTATTTTACTTAGACGAGGATCTCGACAAGGCAGCACAGTATCATGTTGACAAGCATATTGTTAAGATGCCACTGGAAGCTGCCCAGATTCTTTGTACAACAATTTACATTGACAAGTTTCTAGGGTATGTTCCTCGTGCGTTGAATGCAGACGAACGAGAAGTTCTAAACAAAGTTAAAGCTGAAATTAAGCATTTACCATTAGAGGAGCGACCCTTCCCCTACCTTCCAATGATGTACAATCATCCCTGCACAATCTGGGCAAGGGAGTCATTGGACAATCATGAGTGGGTTCATTGTTATGCAAATGCATTGAATGATGAATACTACTATCGCTATGGAAAACTGCACAAATCAGTAGAACAAGTAGTAAACAAACTACCAGAGCCAGTACATCTTGAAAGAGTAGGATTTACTAAGTTCGGATTGGCTATGCCAGAAGATCTTAGAGATTACGATAATCCGATACAAAGTTATCGTGATTATTACCATTTAGACAAGGCAACCTTCGCAGCTTGGTCTCACCGAGACAAACCACATTGGTGGAACGAAGATTATGCCGATTATGAAAAAAGGATAACTCGTGTATAACCCAAAGCAAGTACCACAGTATAAATTCAATGAGGACTTAATTATGTCCCGACTAGAACAGTATGTGAACAATACATATAATCAACACTACGCCCAAGAAGGAAAACAAACAACAGAGATTGTATTTGAAAATGGGCATGGTGAAGGTTTTTGCATTGGTAATATTATAAAGTACGCACAGCGTTTTGGAAAGAAAGACGGCAAGAATGAAAAAGACTTATATAAAGTTATTCATTATGCAATTATTCTTTTAGGAAAGATGCACGAAGACGATCTGAAAAATTTAAACGACTATCATTTGGAGTTAAAAGATGGCAGTTAGAAAGAAAAGAGAGGAGAAACTCTCTGAAGCAAACATTAATAAAGTAATAGAACTGCTTGCTGCAGAGAAGCCTATTACTAAAAAAGAGGCGTGTGAGATATTGCATATTGCATACAATACAACTCGCCTTAGTAAAATTATCGCAGACCATAATGAAACACTCGAACACCGAGCTAGAAGAAAAGCACAAAATAAAGGTAAGGGTGTAACAGAGCAAGAAAAAAGAACAATAGTTAAGTACTATTTAGAAGGATCTAATGTATCTGACATTGCAAAAGCATTGTACAGATCTCCTGCTTTTATTAAAGCAGTAATAGAACGAATGGGAGTACCACAAAAACTTCCAGACACCGACTATCAAGGTATCCGAGAATCCATGATACCAGAATCTTGCGTAGCAGAAGAATTCGAACCAAACGAGAGAGTATGGTCGTCTCAAGGCAACTGTATTGCAGTTGTAAAACGAGAAGTAACAAAGTCCCATGACTTTGAAAAACATGGTAGCAAGTGCTATCTATTATGGGAAATAGAAATGGCAGAGTGTGAATCGCCATACTTCGGGTTAGTAAGAGATGCAGGGCATTATGCCCCACGACTTGCATACAACATAGGAAGTTTAAAACACTTACAAGAATATTTATGAAATACTTTATAGCTTTTTATATTGCAGGTTGGGTTGTTAGCTTAGTAAGATTATATTATCCCTCTATAAGATTTTTAAAATCAGTAGAGAGTAGTAATGTACTTGTACAGCGAGAAAAACTAGGATGGGCAATAGCAATCTTAGGTTTTGGTATCGCTACGCCGCTAACACTTCCAATTGCATTATCTGATAAGTTATCAAAAGAATTCGTAGTTGCATTTTGCGACAAAGCTTTGAGTTAAAACATGGCATACAGTAAAGAAGTAGTAGACAGATTTGAGGGAGTACTAAACTCACCGAAACAATTTTCAGTAGGAAGATACGATCCAAAAGACCCGACAGTAGCAACAGGTATGCAAGGCGCACCTGCTTGTGGGGATGTAATGAAATTACAGTTAAGAATCGATCCAGGCAATAATCGCATCATGGGAGTTAAATTTAAAACCTATGGATGTGGAAGTGCAATCGCATCTTCTTCTTTATTTGTTGATATGCTACAAGGATTGACTATCGAAGAAGCAAAATTAATTAAAGATAAGGATATTGCAGACGCATTGAATCTTCCACCAATTAAATTACATTGCTCTGTACTAGCAGAGGGAAGCATCAAGGCAGCAATCGAAGACTGGGAGACAAAGAAATCATGTTAGATTTTTTATTTGGAGTACCTTTCATACTAGCAAAGTTTATTTTTAATCTAGCAGTATGGGCAGGAATATTCTACTATGGTTATGTCTTTATAAAAGATACTTACCATAAGTACAAAGACGGACATTATGATGAATACTTTAAATCATAGAGGAGAATTATGAATTATTTATTACAAGCACTTATCGCTAAGTTACAAGGCGAAGTTGAAGTATACTAGAAATCCATCTGGTATTGGAGAACACCCAGAGATTGTCGAAGCTATCGAGACACAGATAGAAAAAATTGCAAATGCCGAAGAAAAGATTGAAACTATACAAAAGCATTTCTCAAGATAGGAAAACCTATAAGATACCGAAAAATACTTCTTGACAATTGGTTTCAAATTCATTATAATATATTTATATTAAAAAAAGGATATACATGAGTGACAGGTTTTATACGCAACAGTACGACCGAACAGGTTGGAAACCCGTATGGAACGGCGAGTGGATCCAAAACAAACACAGGAGAAAAAGAATGGCTTGGACAGATGAATCTAAAGCACAGGCAGTCGAAATGTATCAGGAACAAGAACCAACACCTGAAACTTCAATGGAGATTGTAAAAGACATCGCAGACGAACTTGGTGAA